TCATCAGAATCAAGAGAACCAACCATTCCGTTTGTTCCTTTGTTAAATTCTGATCCATAAATAAATATATCACAAGATACTGCTGCCGCCATAGCTTGTCCTGCTGCTTCATAGTAAGCTACTGTGAAAACATTTGGATTAGCTGATGTTGGTGCTACAGTTACAATCGCTTTGTTTGAAAGCGAAGAACCCGCAGTATTATCCGAAATCATAACTGTTTGTCCAACTCTAATAGCTGACAATGTTCCTGAGTTCGCATCTAATTGTGGGTTATAGTTTGCAGGATCGTTAGCTCCAGCTCCTGGCGCTAAGCCAATTCCTGGTACTGTCCATACTGCTGTACGTACTCCAGCTGCTGCTGCAGATGTACATCTTGCATATTTTACATGTAACCTTCCTTGTTCTGCCCATTTTATAAGGTCAGAGTTAGAAGGCATTTCAGCTCCTACCATTCTAAGGAAGGAAGCTACGCTACGATTACCATATCTTTCAAATTCTTTTTCATAAGTATCGGGTAGATACTGATTCAAGAAATCAAAGTTATTCATGTAATTCTGCTCGGTCGGAACCTGTTGCGCAGATGGTTGTAAATCGTATGTTGGTGTTGCATTTACTGCCATAATAAATAAATTTTAAATTGTTAAACTTTTTTAATACTTCTAATTTTGAGGCCTCTACCACTTGATTGATCACCAACCGATCTTATTTTTAATGCGTCTTTAGTATTTAATTGTGGCGATTTTCTAACATCCATGTTTATATTTTTGGATTTTCTCGCTACATTATCTATTGCCGAAGCAACGCCTTGTTCATAGAAAAATTGTGCAAACTTATCAGGATTCATAGCTGCCGATAAAGCCCTATGATAACCCGCGGTGTCACTCATTAAACCTTTGTCATCCATAAATTTGGATAAAAGGTTGTTGACATCAACTTGTTTGTTTTTCAATTCTTCATTAGTTCCAGGCTTAAAAGTTATTTTTTTATCGTCCCCAACAGTAAATTCAAAACCTTTGAAATCACTGGTAAATAGTTTTTCGGTACGATCTATAAAATAATCTCTTATTTTCGCTTGTTGATCTTCAAGAGACTTTGAGTCCTCTACATACTTTTGGTAAGCATTAAGATTTTTTTCTTGATCTTCTGATAATCCACCCCCACTTGACTCAAGCGGAATTTTAAACTGATCTTTCTGTTCGTTTAAAAACTTCTTTGCTTTCGCAAGTTCTCGTTTTTTAGCTAATTTTTTCTTCTTAACATCTTTGGGTTCATCTAAGTCCGTATCGAACATAAACTTCTCCTCAATCATATCTTGAATATCTATAGCATCTAACCCATCTTCGGTAGTTCTATAATAATTAGCTAAGACCTGATCGTCTTCCATAGAGTTGTAGTCTTTTTGTAAGGCTACAAAATCCTCTATTCCTCGACCAGTTTCTTTTTTATACTTAAAATATGCAGAAACATCTTCAGGTAATTCTTCATTTGCTTTTTGTTGAGCAAATAAATCATCTACTGAGTTTATTTCTTTATCATATCTATTTTTAATATATGAAAGAACGTCTTCGTCATTTAACTCTGACGAGGGAGTTTTTTCTTTTGCTTCAGCTTCTGCAGGGCTTTCTGTGGTAGAATCTTCTTTTACAGGCTCTTCCACTACAGGCTGCTCAGCTGCTTGCGTTTCCTCTTCGTGTTTTTTTAATAATTCCGCTTCAATTTCTTGAGCAGATTTTTCTTCAACTAAACTTACTTCTTTTACTTTTATATCCATTTGATTAAATTTTTTACAAAGTTAATAATTATATTATATTTATTTTTAGCCTATCTTGGCTCAAATTCTGCTAAATCAAAACCATCTAAACTATCCTCATTAGACTCGAAATTTATAGATGGTAAATTACGTTTTCGCTGCTCAATCATTTGTGATTGTTGAGTAGCCTGGAGTTTAGTTCTAAAATCTTTAGCGTCTTCTTTTTTCTGTTCTCTTGCGTCTAATTGCGATTGTTCTACGCCTTTTAACTGCATTTGATACTGGAACTCTTCTTGCATTAACTGACCTTTTAAAGCCGCTTCAGCTTTCATTTTTTCAATTTCAAAAGAAATGTCAGCTTGTCTATATTGCATTTTAGCTTGAGTTTCCATTTGGATATGCTGAGCATCCATCTGAGCTTTAGCTTGCTGTGCTTGCATTTGCATTTGAGCGGCCATCTGCTGCTCTTGCATTTTAGCAGCCTGCTCTGCTTCTTGTTTTTTCTTACGCTTTAGCTTCAATAGCTGGTTAGCCATTTTTATGTTTTTAATTTCTCTAACATCTATAGCGTCTTCTAAATTAATATCTTGTTGAGATAAAGCCATTTGTATATTTTGCTCAAGCATTGCTTTTTCCTCTTCGTCAGGAGCAAGGTCAATAAATATTCCAAAACTATGGAGGTATAGGTTTTTAATATCTCCTAATAATTTTACATTGTATTTACCTATCTGCATTGCAAATTCATCAGCAAAATCAGAATATTCTAAAACATCAGCAGTTCTGATAGCCAAGGCCTCGGCAATCGTTTTAGTTATATACAAGCTTCCCTGTAATATATGACGAGTAGCTGTATTGGAATTTAAGGCAGCTAATTTTTGAACTCCTACTAAAGAGTTAGGATCTGGTGTAGAACCATCTCTCGCTTCATTCAATCCAGTCACTTGTCTTACCATATCTAAATAGTAGTTAAAGTTTTGAATTAACATTTGCATTTTATTAGCACCACTCGATGCAGTTAATTGCTGAATAGGAACTCTGGCGTTATTAAATTCCCCATCTTGAGTGTAACTTCTTCCTACTACACTACCTGTTTGGAAATAAAGCCTTAGAGCGTCTTCAGGGTTATAGGCATTACCCGTCCCTAAATCCACCTCATTAAGCCCGTCAGCGTCAATAAAAACACCATCTGGGACAACTCGTGATAATACTTGTTGTATTTTTAAGTGTGTCATCTGAATTAAGTCAGCAAATGGAATCATTCTTCGGCATAAAGACTCGATTGTGCCTTTATACATTCTTGGCGCACAGGCTATATAGTTAGGTAAAGCGTATTGAGTTGCTGCCGCAGGTCTAACCATATTCTTTGCTTTATCCCATTTTAACACAATGTTTGTACCCATTACCATTATTCCATCATACCAAATATCTATTTTTCTTTCCACTCTCTCAAATTTACCTTCATCCATCATTTCTTGTGGAGGGTTAAACTGGTCGTCTTTTTCAACTACTTTAAAGTTTCCGTCTGGAGTTTCTTTTTTCTTATAAACAAAGCTATTAGTGGTTTTATAATTAAAATACATCAAAGTACATGTATCTCGAGCAAACATACTGTTTTCATAAAACTGAGCTACATTAAAATAATTATACCAAGCTTGGCTATATTTAGAAATTTCTTCTAAATCTTCTTTAGTAATATCTGGGTCTATTTTTACCAACTCCGTCATTGGAACAGTTTTAATTTCACCCCAATAAAAACAATCTTTAAAGTAAGGGTCTTCAGTATAACTGTATACTACATTAGCTGGATCAACATAATCTATAACTACTCCTTGTCCTAATTGAAATTGATGACGCGTAATACCTATACCTATAGTAGTAATATCGTAGTCTACTCTTTTTCTAATATCATTGTAATGGTTTTCCGAAAGTAAAGTATTGATAGCTTCTTCCGCTGCTATTTCAATAGCAGGCTTGTATTTCATATTCATATACAAAGCCAGTTCTTCATCGGTTTCTGGAACTTCATCTTCGTTCATTGTAAACACTTCTACCCCGAAGTCTTGTTGAATTTGCTCAAACAGAGGTTTGGCTACCATATTATCTCTTACGTTTTGCTCAAACGCACCTCTACGTTCAGCTGACAAAGCGTCTTCTGCATAACACTTAACGTCAAAGAGTCTGTCTGACATCCCATTAACCACAATATCTATGAATTTAGGAATAATAGCTATAGGTGTCCAATCTAAATTAAGATAACTTAAATCTCCATCTATTGCTAATTCATTTTTATATTTAGCTATCGACTGCTCTCCTCTGGCGTAAAGCCTGAGTTTGTTAAATTGTTGCCATTGACTATAAAACCTACATTGATTGCTATCTTTTCTAAACCACTCGTATTGGATAGCCTGCCCTACTTGTAACCCGTATTCATAAGTTTCTTTAGTGGCATCCGAAACAAATTGATCAGGAAAAGCAGTAGACTGTAAATTTACGTTAACGTCTTTCATTTATTAATTAGTTGACTTACTGTGCTTTTGTTATTATATCTTGCAAAGTTAATGCTTATTTTTGATTGTTTTTGAACAGGAGTATATAAATGTTTTTGATTTGCCATAATTGCTAATCCCGAACTAATTGAAGCATCAAATTTTGTTCTATTACTAATATCAAATCTCGCCCAATCCTCTAATGTTCTACCAAAATACATTTCACCCATATCATCTTTTTCTCTATACGCTCCTGTTAAATCTAACCCTATATGTTTTTCTATATAAGATTCAATCGCAGATGCGTGAGATTGTTTTACGTCTTCCGAAGTATTAGGGATTCCTCCTAATTCTCGTTCTGTCTTTGATAGTTTGTTATATCTTTTGTCAGGCCTATTCATACAAAAACCTCTGTACCCTCTATTTTTAAAGTGATACAATAACCGAGGCTTGTTGTTTTCACATAAAATCGGCATACCATAAAATATACACGCCATCAACACTTCTTCAAAAAATATTTCTGCTGTTTGAGGGCGAGCTATGTATTCTAAAAAAAAATAATTAGAAGGAGCTTCGTCCATATTAAATTTTGTCAAACCATGCAAAGATCCATTAGATCCTTTTCCTACAACTACACCAGAAATATCGTAAGAATCACAACCAAACGAGCCTAAATGTTCGTTGCCAGGATACTTTGAGCTGAGCTTTGTTATAACCTGGTTTTGTAATTCTTTTCTCGGTAGCCAAGTTACAAAAAATCTTCCATTTTTATTTGGACTCCAAATAACTTGGGAATCTTTGATTCCGTCCTTCCATCTAAACGATCCTTGAGTTACAAAATGCTCTCTAATTAAGGAGTCATTATAGTCAATTTGTTGATATATTTTAGTTAAATTAAATAGAGATTGTTTTGATTCATCACGAAATGCGTGAGACTCAGTTCGAGGGAATTGCCTGTAAAACTCATTTAATGCGTCAGGATCTTGACTTAACGAATCAACCTCATTAGTCCAATAATCCACAGCTCCTACATATATATCCTCATCATCAATTCCTCTTACACTTTTAGCTGGGGAGTGAAATATAGGCATCCCATATCTATCTATATATCCTTCAAAATTCCATTCCATAGGTATAAATAAATTATACAAGCCTGATTTGGTTTGCCCATTCTGATTTCTTTTAGAGCAATCCGAATCTTCAAAAAGCTTTTTAAAATTATTACCTCCCTTGTCTAAAGCGTTAGAAGTAGAACCCATCATGCATTTTCCTATAATTTTACTCCCTAATCGTAGACAGGTTTTGGTTACTCGCCAGTTGTTTAAAATATTTTCAGGCCTTTCCCATTTGCCACTTTCATCATGTATTAATAATTTTAATTTTTCTCCATCATAAGAGTTATCAGAAGTATTTTTCCAATCAATAGTGGTGTCTAATCCTTCAAGCTCGTCCTCCCCCATATCATACATATTTTTTTTAGTAATTTTTGAAGCAGGAACACGGTAGGCTAACTCTGTTTTAGGTTTATCCATACCATCTTGGATGGGTTTAAAAAAGAAAGGATAATTGTTAGAAATAGGAACTACTTTGTCGGTAAACATTTTTTTAGCATCAGCTCCTGTTTTAGAAAGTATGCCTATTCTTGAGTCTTTAGATATAGTGGCTTTATTTACCCCTTCACATGAACTCATAAAAGAAAATCCTGAACGCCTTATTTTTAAATAACACATACCAAAACTTCTTTTATCCAACTTACAGGCTTCCCAGAATAAATAAAAAATTCTATTAGCCTCTCTAAAATCTGGATGACCTACATCGATTTTAGTCCACTGCAGGTACATATAATGCGTGCCTGTAATATAGGTAGGAATACCATTATTTAAAAACCAATGACCTTGTTCACGCTTATCAAATTCGGA